ATAAACGGATTCATGATCAAAAAAATCTTCAAATATATGGAGACGGGGAGCAAAGAAGAGACTTTACCTTTCTGGGAGACGTAATTGAAGCGAATATCTTAGCCTCTAAAAGCGATAAAGTCGGAGCAGGGGAAGGTATAAATATAGGAAACGGGGATAATAGATCAATAAATGATATCGCTAAGCCCTTCCTTGAGTATTCACATAAAGTTGAAATAGGAGACTCTAGGCCTTTTAAAGACCTTGAAATAGAATATCTCCCTGAAAGAGTAGAGCCTAGAATCACTTTAGCGGACAATAGTTTAGCGAAAGAGCTGTTAGGCTGGACCCCAAAAGGCAACTTAGAAACTTGGCTAGACGACTATCTTAACTATTGGGTTTATTCATATCAGCATTATGCAACCGTCGCATAGACTTTCTTTTTTAAGTTCTGTTGATGATACAACCAAAATTACCTTGGGTGTTGGCATTTTAGTTTTCGATCAAGGTCGCGTACTATTAGAGAAAAGAGAAGATTGCGGCTTATGGTGTTGCCCGGGAGGCAGGATGAGCCCCGGAGAAAACGTCAAAGAAACTGCCCTCAGAGAACTTAAGGAGGAGACAAACATAGATGCAAAAATAGAAGGGCTTCTAGGCGTCTATTCAGACCCTAAATATGGAAGTGTTAGGAAATATAATGATGATGATTTTTCTCAACAAATTATAGATATAATGTTTCACGCATCCCCTTTAAGTTTTGATATTAAAAAAAGCGATGAAAGTTTGGACGTTAAATTCTTAGACCTAGATAATTTGCCAGAAAACATTACTCCGACTATAAAAAATGTTTTGCAGGATTATAAAGACAAACAAGACGATTCGCCAATAGTGAAATGAGTTTTAATACCGTAACAGAGCTAGAAAATAAAATTGCTGATTTCTTTTGCGCTCCGCATGCTGTCGCTGTCGACTGTTGCACCCACGGTATAGAACTTTGCCTAAGACTTTTTAATCTAAATGAAATAAATGTGCCCACCAGAACCTATATATCTATCCCTTTTCTTGCCAGTAAATTAAACCTAAAACTAAATTGGAAGCATGAAGACTGGGAAGATTATTACTACTTAACGGAACATGTTATTGACGCTGCAGTATTATGGAAAAGGAATAGTTATATTCCCGGGACTTTCATGAATATCAGCTTTCAGTTCCAAAAACACCTCAGCCTTGGAAGAGGAGGGATGATTTTAACAGACGACGAAGAAGATGCTTACGAACTAAAGAGGATGTCTTATGATGGCAGAAAACCTAATATACCATGGAGAGAACAAAACATTTCCGCTCTAGGTTATCATTATTATATGACCCCCGAGACAGCTCAATTAGGATTAGACAAATTTCAAAATGCAGTAGACACGCCACCGCGAAAATGGAAAGTCTCTGACTGGCCAGACCTAACAAAAATGAATGTTTTTAACAGATGAAAATATACTCAAAAATAGAACCAGAAACGCTTCTTCACCTTGTAGTAAGGATTGATAAAGTTTCTTCTGCAGAAATGAAGTATCCAGAAGATTCAGATAACCCCAATTTAGCCCGAATTGATATAGCTTCCGAAGATCAGTTTTTGCAGCTAGCCTTATTGAGGATGAATAAAGACAGAACTTTCCGTCCTCACAAACATATATATAAAGAAAGCCCTGCTGAATGCATTGCGCAAGAGTCTTGGGTAGTCATGAAGGGGAAAGTTAAAGTTACTTTTTATGATCTAGACGATACTATTATAGAAGAAGTTGTATTAAATCAAGGTGACTTAAGTATGACTTTTAGAGGAGGGCATAACTACACTGCCCTAGAAGACGATACTCAAGTATACGAATATAAAACCGGTCCTTATATGGGCATAGAAAAAGATAAAAGATTTATAGAGCAGTAAAATGAAAATTTTTATAACCGGACACAAAGGCCTCGTAGGGTCAGCTATCAAAAGAAGACTTGAGAAGGAAGATGTTCAAATCATTTACGCTAACCGGCATAGTTTAGATCTACTTGACCAGAGGGCGGTAGGCTACTTTTTTGAAGCTAATAAGCCCGACGTGGTAATAAATGCGGCCGCAAAAGTTGGAGGCATTCATGCAAATAATGTTTATAGAGCTGACTTTATTTATCAAAACCTTCAGATACAAAATAACATCATTCACTCTAGCCATGAAAATAATGTAAAAAAATTAATTTTCCTTGGCAGCATTTGCATTTATCCAAAATTCGCCCAGCAACCAATCAAAGAGGAATACTTACTAACGTCTCCTCTTGAACCAACCAACGAGCCCTATGCTATATCTAAAATAGCTGGCATCAAAATGTGTGAGAGTTATTACCGACAATACGGCAAAGACTTCTTTTCCCTAATGCCTACAAACCAATATGGGCCGGGAGATAATTTTCACTTAGAAAACTCTCATGTATTACCAGCTCTTTTAAGAAAGTTCCACGAAGCTAAAAGGGACAACTTACCCTCAGTTGAAGTCTGGGGAACAGGCAAAGCTAAAAGAGAGTTTCAGTATGTTGACGATTTGGCAGATGCTTGCGCTTTTGCTATAGAAAACATAACCTCTGATGACATATATCCAGATGGAGCTACTCACCTTAATGTAGGTACAGGAGAGGAATGCTCTATAGAAGACTTAGCCAAAAACATAGCGGAAGTAGTTGGGTATCAAGGAGAAATAACTTTCCAGACTGATAAACCAGATGGAGTTTTACGGAGGGTAGGAGACAATTCACGCATTAACAAATTGGGCTGGACTCACAAATATAGTTTAGAGGAAGGGCTAGAGTTAACATATAATTGGTATAAAAATAATGTCTAAGAAGGTACTAGTAACTGGCATAACAGGACAAGATGGCTCCAACATGGTAGACTATCTTTTAGAAAACACTGACCATTTGGTATACGGCATGGCGCGTCGTTCATCCAACGTGAATCTTTCTAATTGCGACACGTTTATTGACAATGATAGGTTCCAATTAGTTTATGGAGATATCACAGACAGCAGCTCTATAAACAACTTAGTACAAGAAATACAACCAGATTATTTTATAAACTTCGCAGCTAATTCTTTTGTGGGGTGCAGTTGGGAAATGCCAGAACATGTAATGGACACTAACGCGCTCGGCACCTTAAGGTGCCTTGAGGCCGTTAGGCGCTTCCAACCTAAATGCCGATTTTATAGCGCGGGAAGCTCAGAAGAGATGGGGGATGTAGATTACAGCCCTCAAGACAAAGCTCACCCGCCAAAACCTAGAAGCCCGTACGGAGTTTCTAAAGTAGCTTCAAGATTTTTAGTTAAGGTATATCGCGAATCTTATGATCTTTTTGCTGTGCACGGCATTCTCTTCAATCACGAAGGGCTAAGAAGAGGAGAAGAATTTGTTACCCGAAAAATTAGTAAAAATGTAGCTAGGATCAAAAAGGCTATTAGTAAAAATGAAAAATTCGAACCCTTACAATTAGGAAACGTAAACTCTTTACGAGATTGGTCTGATTCCGAAGATTTTATGTCAGGGGTATGGTTAATGCTCAACCAAGAAGAGCCTAACGAGTATATTTTATCTAGTAATGAAACTCATTCTATTCGTGAATTCGTTGATCTAGCGTTTAAATGTGCCGGTATAAATGGGAAATGGGTCGGCGAAGGAATGGACGAAATTTTCCTGACTCAAGAGATTGACATGGGAGGGGCCGAAACAAGAGTTCTCGCTCAAATAAATAAAGCTTTTTATAGGCCCGCAGATGTGAATTTGCTTTACGGAGACTCTACACCCATAAGGGAGGAGCTTAACTGGAAACCGGCTATTTCATTTGAGAATCTAGTAGAAAGAATGGTTAAAAATGACCTTAAGCAAAATGAATGAAAAATTCAATCATCATAATAGATGACGCTTTAGAGAACACAGCTCAGCTAGATCATATTTATAAAAATATTGTTTCTAACCAGTCTCATGTAGAAGAAATTATCCATAAGGATGACCTCAAAAACCATAAATCTCTTTTCGAAAAATGTGTCAAACGAATAATATCACAACTTTGGGAGGTTAGAGCTAAATCATTATACGAAGAGGCTTGCCTAAATGGATTTAAATTTTTTGAAGCTTGGGCTAATTCTTACACTGACCCCTATAACAGAAATCACGTAGATAGAGGAGGACTACCCTACCACATTGATAAAGACGAAAAGCTTTACGACTATACCGGATCAATAAAGACGCCTACATACGCTTCCTTGATTTACCTTGGCCCCAATTCAAAAATTAACGGTGGCGATCTTTTTATAAATACAGAAGGTTTATCTCATTTTATAAAGTTTCAAGAAAACGGGACAAAGGAAATAGACCTTACTTCATCCAACTGGACAAAAATAAAATTTAAATATAATCGTTTTGTAATCTTTGACGGGTCTTTTCCTCATTTGGTTTCACCCGTTATCGCTCACCCGCCTAACGAGCCTAGAGCTGCCCTTGCTATAAATCTCTGGGACAGGGAACTTTCTTGTTGATCTTTCACCCCATTAATTAAATAATAACTTTATGGCCGCTAGGAGAAAGCGCAAGCAAACCCTACATCAATTCATAATTAATAAATTTTTAAATAATACTGAAATTATTTGGAAAAATAAGGGTATTGTATCCAGAGAGATGAAGTTTGCTAAACAACTTATCGAAAAGTATCCATTAAAACCTTTCTGGGAGGCTTTACCTCTCAAGTTCGCCATGGATAGCTTATCTTTCTTTATATCCCCGCAAGGCCAAGCCTACCTCAAAATAGAGTATGCTAAATTTTGTCTTGACTTAAAACCCCAAACTAAATATGATTTAACAGACGTCAAACAAGGCGAAGACAGGAAGCTTCAAGTCAGAACCCGAACAATAAAAGATTTCATTAAACATGGCAGCAAAAAAGAAAACAGTTGAAGGACTTAGCCCTCTGGATCAAATCCAAAGCTATCTCAAGGATCACAAAGACGAGCATTTTAATTTCGAGAAAGAGCCTCAGTACGTAGTTTCAAGCGGTAGCTTGCTCTTAGATATAGAAATGTCAGGAGGAATCCGTCCATCTATAATTCGAGCCTCCGGAGTTTCGGAAGGTGGCAAAACTTCTTGCGCCCTTTCTTTCGCTAAGAACTTCCAAGATAGCGTAGAAAACAGCATGGTAGTTTACATAAAATCTGAAGGTAGACTATCTCCAGAGATGCTGGGAAGGTCAGGGCTTGACGTTTCACCTGAGAAGCTTTTTATCTATAAAAGTAATATTTTTGAGAGCGTTCTTCAACTCATGAGAGAGTTGATTATGAACAACCCAACTGAATGCAAATACTTTTTTATCATCGACTCAATGGACGCGATGGTTCCTAAAAAAGATTTGGATCGATCTTTCGAAGAATCAGATAAAGTGGCTGGAGGATCTGTTTTAAGCTCTAATTTCTTAAAGAAAATGGCCCTAGGCCTCTCCACCAAAGGTCATATTTGCTTCATGATTTCTCAAGTTCGTAGTAAGGTTAGCTTGAATCAATACGAAAAAACTGATCCAAAACTTACAAATGCCTCTGGAGGGAATGCTTTATTACATTATTCTGACTGGATATTAGAATTTCAGCCTCGTTATGGAGGCGACATGATTCCACCAAAAGACGACAAGCCAGAGGGGCATTACTGTAAGATTATTTTCCGAAAGACGGCTAATGAAAAAACTGGAACTGTAGTTCGCTACCCCATCAAATACGGCAGGACAGGAGGCAGAAGCGTATGGGTTGAGTACGAGGTCTTGTTAATGCTTCTACAATGGAAGATGGCGGAAGCTAAAGGCGCATGGATAATAGTTGCTGACGAGTTAATCGAAGAGCTCAAAAAAGCAGGATTAGAAATGGACTCTAAGCATCAAGGTATGGACAACTTTAGAAAATACTTAGAAAGAGAAGAAGAAATTTGCAAATACCTTTTTAAAAAATTAAAAACTGCCTTAGAGGGTATTCAAAAGTGAAGCTTTATGACATAAAAGGAAGGCTGGTAAACAAAAGCGTAACAAAGTACAGGATAAGATGGGACGGCGAATGCCGATCTAACTTCCAATACGAAGTAAAACAGTTTTTTAAAAAGTTTTGGTATGGTCAAATTTGCTATGAAGAGTTTCCTGTTTATGGCACACGCATGAAAGTAGATCTAATTAACATGACTAAAAGAATAGCAGTAGAAGTGCAAGGCGCCCAGCACGAGCAGTTCAACAAATTCTTTCATAATAATTCTAGGGCTAATTACTTGAAATCAATTACAAGGGATCACGATAAAATAGTGTGGTTAGAGAATAATAATTTTAAAGTTTTAGAGATATTTGAAGCTGATCTAGCTTCTTTGTCTAAAAAGTACATTTTCGATAAATTTGAAGTATCAATATAAAATAGTGTAATAAATAATATGATTATCAAAGAGACCAATAGAATACCAGATAATATCTTAGACCAGTTGAGTGAGTGGTCGTGTGGGGGTTTCATGCTTTTTAATTTTGACGAGGAAGGAAATCCTCAAGTTTACTCCAAAGCTGAAGATGAGCGTAACGCAATGTCTTTGCAGTATTTAGTTAGCCATTGGTCTGACGCTATGGAGAATATGAATTCAGATAGTTTTTCTAAAAATTTAAACCAAGCTTTTTCATCAGAAGAAGAAGACGAAGGGTACGAAGAAGATGAGTGATACAAGTATAAATGAATATTATCCCGAAGAAGAGGCCGCGCCCCCTTCTCTAACCGCAGGAGAAGCTCCAGAATCGCCTAGCGAATCCGCTACGCCACTAGAACCGGTTCAGCCTATTTCAGAAGTAGAAGATTTAGGTATCGATTTACCCGATATTCCTTTACCTGACGATGAACCAGTTGAGGATGGAGTCAAAGATGAATTTGATGACGCAGCTTTTAATTTTGCAATAGTTGGAGTTGGGCAAGGAGGCTCGCGCCTAGCAGAATCCTTTTGGAATTTAGGCTACCGTAGAGTTGGCGTCATAAACACCGCACAGCAAGACCTGTCTTTAATAAAAATACCAGAAGAAAATAAACTTTTAATTGGAGACGGCGGAGCTGGCAAAAATCCTGACGCCGCTGATGAAGTTTTTCGTACTCGCTATGAAGACATTCTTGATTTTCTTAAGAAGGCTTTTGGGGCCGGTTACGAAAGAGTTCTG